TATGAAGGATAAAAATAATATAATCTTCTCGAAATAAATCATTCGATGGAGGGAATTCCCTCCATCGAATGATATTCACAAAAGAGAATTTTTAGATCTTTTATATATCTTATCATACGATATTCTCATGGGATTCCCGCCCACAAGATCCCCGAAGATAGATCTTCCAAAATTTTCAGCAATAAGATTATTATCCACGGCAATGATATACCAACGCTCATTTTCTCCATGGCCATTTACTCCCCAATTAATCGGGATATCAATTATTCCGACATATCCACTTTCAACAAAAATTCGACTAAGAGTTGTTGCATTATAATATATTGAGTTAGAATCCGTAGGGAGAACTGCTTCTTTGAACGTTTTTGGGTTCTTATTTGTTTTGAGTACACTTATGATCGTCCCATGTGGTTTGTTATCTACCGATTGATCACTATATGCTGCAATCCCACACGAGAAAAATCTCAAGCCGAAATTAATATTATTCGGAAGAGTTGCATATGGGAGAGGATCTCTAGAGTGGGATGGCATATATACAAACAAACGATCTTTGATGAAATTATCAACATCGATTGGTCTAGGGCTTCCATACTTATCGCGATATGAATATGTATTCACTAACATATTTCTGTTAATGATGCCACTATATCCGGCTCTGGTTGGTAAGAATCCGGTGATAATATAATTATCACCGGAGCCATATATCGGAGCATATCCGACAGAGAGCATATCATTCCCAGATGCAAGCATTTTTATAAAATGAAGTCGTCTGTATTGTTCTGGGTTTGGAATTGTTCTTTCTTCTATGAGTGATATATGATCCTTTCTCTCAACAATGTTTTGATATTTTTTCACAATAAAAGATGCATCCAGGAATGTATGAGGTGGCCAGTTGGTACCATAACTTACCGATGGGAATCCTGCAATTATCGGTGAGTCTGTTGTATAAATGCTTGTTACGCGTTCGGGGATGGGCGAAGTAGCGTCCATCCCAACAGTGATACCAACGGTTTCGGTATTCAGTCCTTTTATAATTTCTAATTCTTGTCCACTTGATTTTGGTTTCAATACCGCGCCAAAAAAATGTTTTCCCTCAATATCGTTATGTCGATTCATTAGATCTGAAAGAACTGGATGATTGTAACATGTATAATGATTTAGATATGTATCTGACGGATCAGTAAACCATTCTGGATGTTCGGCATTGTTTCCGAATGATAAGTTCCGAAAACCAATACTATTTGTGTCTCGAATTAAATAATTTCCTGGGACCATTCCGGTAACAAATTTCCCATCTCGATTTAATTTTGGAAGATTCTTTGCATAATTTTCATCTCCCCAACCAATAACGTTGGTCTGCCAGCGATTTAGCTTGGATAATATTTTAGCCATTTTATATCCACCTATCCTCATATACATGACATTTTGTATTATACAAAATGTCATATACATGACATTTTGTATTATACAAAATGTCATGTATATGAGACTCTTCGAAAAAATAAATGGAGGGGAACTTCCCCTCCATTTATTTTAATTTATACCCTCTTCATCTTTATTTCGATTATGTAAAACAATATGTGCCGGAACTAATGGAAAGATTAGAAGTGCAATTGCAACCCCACAAGCGGCACCACATATGGAAATCATATAATTCATAACCTCTCGCAAGATATCAGCGTCTCCTAAAATACCTTCTAGTGAGATGAGAATGATCCCGATCGATAAAATTGGTAATCCGGTTATCAATAGGACTGTAATGCAAATCATAATGAGATTTGCTACTCTTCGATCCAACCAATCGAGAATTATTTCTTTCATCATGGATTCACCTCCACGAGTTCTCGAATTTTTATAATAAGAGAAATGAGCAGGATACCGACTATGCTCGGGACGATTGTGAGTCCAAAGATGATGAACCCAATTGAAATAATCGTTCTTACAAATCCGCCCACAAGTTCATGGAAATCAGTCCCAGTCATGTTCGATATACCAACAAGTACTATGGTTCCACCAACCAAGATTGCGACTAAAATGAGAATAGCGCATAAGCCAAATCCTCCAAGTAGGACAATATTCCTGGCTAATATATCCATACTGTATTCAAACCCATCATCTTTGCGCCGATTCATGATCTCCCTCCTATCAATATGATCTTTCGTGGGATATCTTCCTGATCGGTCGCATATTCAATAAGAAGTTGCTCCATACTCTCATCCTCGATCGGAAGCTTCCTCGTCACCTCATTTCCATACCAATAATGATGGAACGATATGCGCCAACCATATTCGGTAGTATATTCATAAACTGCGATATAGTCTTGGTACATTGGGCTATTTTCGTAAGAAATAATACGTTTGCAATGACACAAGATTTCATTAATATTATCGAGGATCCATTGACGAAATCCCTCTGAGACTCGTTCACTGTAAATCATTCTTTATTCACCGCCCTATCGACTTGATCCGTGTATGTGAAGTATTTCATCAAATGGAGTGCAAGACCAGCAAAGATTAATACACCGACGCTAATCGATGCACCGATGATCAGACTTCCAATACCGAGCTCCAATGTCGTTGTAAAAGAAGACATTCGATTGAATCCATCAGCGATATAGTATCCGCTGATCAATACAACTCCAAACATTATATGGAGAATTCCGATTGGGTAGAGATATTTTATTAACCCTCCCAATATGTTAAAGAATAGCATTTGATATCCTTTCATAAAAAGAATGAACGGAGGGAATTCCCTCCGTTCATGTCTGTGTGATTCAATCAGTAGCAATGCCCACTGGACCCATTTGCACCTGTGAGGTCCGCATACATATTTCCGTTCTTGATATCAATGACGAATAAGTATGGGACACTATACTCTTTGCATAGCTCTTCTACCGAAACGCCCTCCTTGGCTTTTCGATAAATCTCACGGATGTCTTTGATCTTGATGTTGCTCATAGATTCCAACCCGTCCTCTCAGATTTCACATAATTCTTTTTCTCTCTATTAATAGAGAGTTTTGAATCAGTTAGTCTGAGCGGCGCGTGCCTCTTTGCGCTTCTTCCGGCAATCTGGGCAGCGCTTCGGAAGGTCGAACCCCTGCTGCTCGAACCACGCAATGTTCTTCGCTGTGAGCTCGAACTCCTTGGAGCAATCGATGCAGGTGATTTTCTTGGTCTCACCCGTATGAATTTCACGTGTTTCCGGCTTCTTTGCCTGGACAGTCACGGAAACGTTTTCCACAACACCGGGCTTGATCACTTTTCCTTCTGGTGTGCGACGCGGGCGCGTATTGGTCACAGTGACCTTCGCCTTGCGCTCCTTTGCCTTCGGAATCACAACATGCTCCGATACAATGGCATTGATCTTCTCCTTATTCTGGCTGAATGCCTGGTAGAAGGGATTGTCGGCATCAATCCCTTCCTCCTTCTTATCCTGGTAGATGAGGTTCTTCTCATCCGTCTTGGTCTTGAATCGACCAACTGCAACGACGGTGTCGTTCTTCTCTACGACCTCTGCGGCTTCTGCCAGAATCTCATTCGTTACCTGCATCGTTACTACTCCTTTTCATTAAAGACGACTGTTGTGGAATGCGACCACCTCGTCCCGACGCTTCCGGATCTCTTCATCCGTACGGGACACCAGGAAACGGTCGATTCCAATCATAATGATTGCGCCCGCAGCAAATGCTGTAATCAAGGTGACGCAATCGAATACGATGTCCATAAACATCTACCCCCTTTCCCACCAGAATTAACTATGGGTCATACGTATTTAGAATATATAAATTTTTGACTCTACCTTAATTATAGATTCCTTAGATAAGGAGGAATTCCATTTGGCGGATATACGAGAAATAAACGGTCAGTACTTCGATTTCAGTAATTCTGGGCCAGGTTTTAACCAAAGCTTTTTGCAAACGGCCATGGAGCTAAAGGAGCTTGGTATCAAGAATTATTACTTCATGCTGCGTATCGATAATCCAAGAATCGCTGACATTGATCCATATAAAAGAAATATTACCGGACAAGAAGTTGCTGCACTAATGCAGGAGATGCGATCCAATATATGGTTCTATACAAGAGTAGTTGCTCGCATTCGTTCGGATGCAGGTATTGTTCGATATGGATTACATCGTGGACTCGCTGCAATGATGTGGTGCTTTGAACGATCCTATGATAACTGTTTGACGGAACCCCGTCAGACTTGGAAAACATCTGGTACGTTGGCTGGACCACTCGCATGGGCATTTCAGTTATCTCAGAACCTAAAGATGCATTTCTTTGGTAAAGAGTCTGAAAATACGAAACGAAACCTGGGAACATTACGAGACGATGTTGAATTATTACCGGAGTGGCTACAATTTACAAGGTACTTTGATTCAGATGGAAAGGTTAAGAAGACACAGCGCTCGACTGAAATTCTGAAGAATAAACAACTCAACAATGAGGTTGTTATTCACGCTGAAGCAAGAAGCTTAAGCCGCGCACAAGGTATGGGTCGTGGTGCTTCTGCTGCAATCATCTATTTTGACGAGATTGAACACACACCATTCTTTGATGAAATTCTCTCAAACTCTGCCCCTGCATTTAAAACAGCACACGATAACGCGGCAGCTGCCGGTCTTCCAACATGCCGTCTAATGAGTTCAACTCCAGGCAACTTAGATACAAGAGAAGGTCGTACGTCATATCCTATCATCAAATCTATGATTCCTTGGAGTGAAAAGATTTATGATATGACTCCACAGCAGATCGAGGAGTATAAGAATGCATTCCGTGATGAATATAATAACAATGCAGAAAATAATCTAGCGCGCGAAGTTGTTGAAATCTTCTACATCGAATATCAATATTGGCAATTAAGAAAAGACTATAATTGGGTCATGGAACAGTATGCGCTCTCTGGTGATCGTACTGCAATCCGTCGTGAAATTCTTCTCCAGAGACTTCGTGGTTCTACAGATTCTCCGTTCGCTCCAGAAGACATTGAGTATCTGATTTCTAACATGATGAAATCAACAAACGATCTTTTGATTTGCAATAAATGGAGGTTCCGCCTCTATGAGCATGGAAATAAACATACTGTCGGTGGACAGGCGACTGATTTCGATCCGCGTATTCCGTATATTATTGGAATGGATCCATCTGGAGCTGGTGCAGACAATACGTCAGTTACGATTGTCAATCCATATAACTTGAAGGTCGCCGCAGAGTTCAAGTCTCCATATATTTCAACAACGGACTCCATTCGAATGTTGATTGAACTCGTCTCTCAACATATTCCAAAAGCGGTTATTTATCCAGAACGGAATTCCATGGGGATTGCAATCATTCAAATGTTGGCGGAGTCCTCTATCCGCGAAAATCTATATTGGTCGGACAACGATAAACAGGTGGATGCGATGGCGGAGGAATCGCCAGAAGAATACCAGATGCGTGTTGCAGCAGACGAGTGGAAGAAGTATGGCGTATATACAACGAAGAAGGTTCGGGACATGATGTTCCAAATTCTTCTCAGACATGTCAATGAATGTAAAGAGTTACTCAATACAGAGTATCTAGTTGATGATATGTGTAAACTGGTACGCACATCCACGGGTAAGATTGAAGCCGGTAAAGGAGAGCATGACGATAGTGTAATGTCTTATAACATTGCAATGTATCTCTTCTATACGGGCGATAATCTAGAATTGTTTGGAATCAACAATAAGGTGCATCCAGTACTTGGAGCAATTGAAGAAAATGGTCCTGATGAAATTGATACAATGAAAGGGTTTTTCTCGATTGAGAATGTTTCCTTTGAGGATCTCGTGATGAGAGATGCGGCTCGTGTGGAACAGGAAACGAAATACTTGGTCGACACCCTTTCCTTTGTTCATGACGATGTTTATTCCAACCAAAAGAATCGCCGCGGAAATAGTTTCAATGACGATGTTGATATCGACCCATATTTTTTTGATATGGTAAATGGAGGAGGTTTCTAAATGGAGAAACTATTATATGGGAAGGATGGAAAGGTGCTCGCAAAACAGTATCTGGAAATTCTCATCCCAATGACCTATTTTGAAGACGGATTTGCACTCAATAAAGGAATCGCCGTAGAGGCTTTTGGCATTGCATTCATTCGCTCCAACAAAGATTCCGATATTCATCTATTAAACGTTCCGACGGTAATTGAATTCAAACTATATGACTATGAATTTGATTCCGTCCGCATTCACGGAGTTTCAATGCAATGTATGATTATGAAATACATGAAGGATGCATATGTATTTCATCAAACCATTCCTAAGGAAGGAACGACCGCTGGAGCGTTTCTCAATTATGTTCTGTCCGGAAAACTTCCAAAATCAATCAACTATAATAAATTGATTGACATTTGGTGGAAGAATCTAGAAATCTCTGGATTCAATTATCGCGTTCCTTCTAAAATTCTAGAGATGATCTTGGCCAATATGTATCGAGATAAATCGAATTTCAAACGACGCTATGGACAATATTATGGAAAGCAATCACATCCAACCGGATTTGACTATGATACCGGCAATGTTCGTGATATTGTTGAAGGGCTTTCAACATTCTCCGGTATTGTCTATGAGGATATTAATCGCATGATTACCTCTGGATTAAATAATACGCTTGAGGGAGTAGAAGAACAGATATCTCCTCTAGAAAAGATCATTCATTATTGAGAAACCCACATCCTTACCGCGTAACAACTCAATAAGACTTTAAAATCTTACAGTAAATGCATTTAAGGTAAGGAGAGTGAATGATTTATGGCAATCGATACGGCACAAATCATTCCATTCTATGCACACCCCCACGTCCATACGGTCATTAATGATCATACGGAATACGAGGACACGGTTGCATCGCGTGGAAATGTAGACGATCTGCCGTTCAGTACACTTGCTGTGACTGGAGCAGATCAGGGTATCGACAACAAGTTTGTTCGATTGTCCTCCCTCAATCAGAAGATCACCCAGTTTGGTAAGGGAAATTACCAGAAGTACGGGCAGGCGTCCATCCAGGCGGATAACTATTTCAATGGTTCCACCAACGTTTGGTTCATGCGTGTTCTTCCGGACAATGCGACCTATGCAAACATGATCGTACTGGCACATTATCGGAAGGGAAAGATCCTTGATGATCTCAACCAGGAAACTGGAAAGTATCGTCTTGAGGTGAAGTTCTCTACAGCATATGCCACGAAGCCAAAGCTTACAGAAGGCGCTCGTTCTGATAATGACATCGAGGAGTTTGCACGGAGTCTAGCTTCAGAGACGGCACATCCAATTACGGGGTATATGACCGTTCCTCTGTTTTATGCACGTGCTATTGGTCGTGGTCAATATGGTAATCCGTTCTCTATGACCGTTACGCGTGATACGGACTCTGAAAAAGAGTATCGCATCAAGATGTATAACTTCAACCTGATCTCGAACCAGGAAGCATCCAAAATCACGAACATCTTTGCTGGTACACTGGTTCAGAACATCAAGTACGATATGAGTACACTCATCTCGGACGTCATTGATCAGTATGAACTCGGTACGGTTCCAGTTCGCATAGAATCGTTCGAGGATGGATTTGAGACACTCTATAATGAGTATGTAAAGATCGTCAAGGAGAATGCTGCGTATCTTGCGAGCGCTGGTACACAGAAGGAACGTGCAGAGCTCAAGACAGCACAGAATATCACGCTCGAGACCTTTGACCCAATCTTCGGTAAGATGCTCAACACGCGTATCGGGGAAGAGATTCCATATTACCGTAACTACACGGTAAAGGATACGGCTTGGGAAGCTCCTGCACTTACAATTCCAAATTCAGGCGGCGCAACAAAGCCTCTCAATGTTTCTGATTGGAATACTGCATATGTTGGTGCTCGCGTCCTCGTGATTGCAGACCCAGTAAACTCCGGACGTCGCTGGATGTATACGGTTCTTTCCATTGATAAGGACAACGGGAATATTGTCTACGATGAGGGTGAAGAATCTGCGATCGATGCGGATCAGTATACGGGTGTGAATCTCTCCAACGGAATTGGTCAGATGTTTGACGGCGGACACGACGGTGATTTCCAAGAGATTATCGTAAATGGTAAGAAGCGCCCTCCAACGGATGCGGAGATGAAGATTCTTCTCTCACGGGAATTTGTCAAAGCTTTTCGTGGAGAAAAGGATCGGCGCATTCTATCCCCTGCACGTATTAATCTTGACTACATGTTTGATGCCAACTACAATATGACATCAGATGCGAAGATTGATATGCAGGGTGGACTACAACCACTCTTCAACGGATCAACGATTCTGACGGATAAGGATGCACAGCAGCTTACAACTCTCGGCGCATCCACGATGGCGATTGACTTTACAGATATCAACGTCAAAAAGGCAATGTATGATCTCAATATGTTCCGTAATAGGAACGGCATGACAATTAGCTCAGAGCTTGGCGCAGGATGTCATCTACATCTTGATTGCAACCTTACCGGTCTCAAGTCCGTTGGTGTCAACTATGAGCTTCGTACCATCATCTCAATGTTCGAAGACTTCACTGGACGTGGAACATCCATTGATCTCGGTTATTATGAGATCTACGATCAGACCTCCAAGAAGCGCGTACCGGTCACAGTTGCATATTTCTTAGCAAAGGAACTGATTCCACACATTATTCGTCATGGTATCAATAAGCCGTTTGTTAATAACTATGCACAGCTGCGTCCGATTGTTCGTACAAATGGAACCACCTCCTCCGTAACGGGGAATATCATCCGCGATTCGTTCCATCCGGACCTAGATCTTATTGACTGGGATGTCAAGGAAGCGTTGTACAATTCTCGTATCAATTACTACATCACAACAGATGAAGGTCGTGTGATTCAGCGTGCTGTTCAGAATACCCGTAAGACGACAACGTCGGTACTTCTCGAAGAGAATAACATCCGGGTTCTCAACGTTCTCAAGAAGACGCTTGAGAAGAATATTCAGAACTATACGTATGAATGGAATGATCCAAATGTGCGTAAGGGCTACACCGATTCACAGATGGATGTATTCCGCCCATGGATTGGTACTATGGTTGAAGATATTGAAATTCGTTTCGAAGCAAACGAATGGGAACAGGAGCATATGATTATGCATTGCTATTGTTCAGTCGCGTTCCGGGATATTGCAAAGAGGATCATCTTTGAGGTCAATATCAACCGTCCGGACTATAACAAAGCGGGAGGTGAGGCATAATGGCGATTCCAGGCGTAATCACTTCGCAGACGGGTGGTCGTCAATATGACGCACCGGATATGACGAAGTACAGTATGTTTGTTGGTGGCGTGAATGCAACACATCATGCTCTCAGGAACTACTCTCCAATGATCAATGGATTTGGTCGACTCTTCATGGTTCGTCCTCCGCGGGCAATTCTGAAGATGTTTGCTGGGTCCGATGCAAATCTCTACTCCTCAGACAACCAGTTCATTCAGTTCAAGCATATGCTTGAGTATATGAACCGTTCGGTCACTGGTTTCCAGGAGAAGAAGATTGAGAATGCCGCTACACCGATTCAGGGCGGCTTTGCTGGACGTATGTTCAATACTCCGACGGTTACCAAGGAAACAACGCAGACGATTACAATCGGTCTGTACGAACTCGTTGGTGCTCCGGTGTATACGGTTATCGATGGATGGATCAATGCCATCGGTGATGAGAACTCCGGTCTAGCAACCTATGGTGGATGGATCTCCGGTGGTAAGGACTTCAACGGTCTTGAGAAGCGACTTTATCGTCGTGCGAATGAGGCAGAGGAAGGTATTCCATTCAATGAAGCCAACCATACGGCTGAGTTCATCTATGTTATGCATGATCGTTCCGGTGCTCAGGTTGAGCGTGCAGTTATGCTTGCAGACTGCTATCCGGAAGGAATCAACCAGGGCGCAATTCTTGATATGGCGCAGGGTGGTACACATGATAACGTCACATATGATGTTACGTTCAACTGTGTTGTTTACCGTTCACCGATCATCAATGCAATTGCAAACGACCTGCTCAAGCAGTATCGTATCGTATCCAATTCGCTCAACTTCAACCCGGAGCTTGGCGATGCTGTGTACGCACCCGGCAACTCCGATCTGTTCCAGCGTTCGCTTGGACCTGTACCAGTCGACTCGGCAACAGGAACAAACGTCGGCAACCTTCCAGTCTTCCAGGTTACGAATGCACCGAAGACGCTTATCGTCAACAACAAGGACATTCGCGATGGCAAGCTGGCTGGTCAGTCCGGTCGTCTCGCAGAACCATCAAAAGACGGTTTCATCGAATAAAAAAGAAAGATGGGATGGGGCGATTGCCCCATCCTGTTTTCTTCATGCCGATTCGAATGCTATGAGCTGATTATAATCCGTGATGGACGGATCGAATTTGAAATCTACTCGTTCTCCACCGATGATCACGGTGCAATTTTTCCATCCGGATTCAATGATTTCTGCAGCGACTTCGCCGGCTTGATAGATCGGAATCGTCACATAATTCCGATAATCCTCAGAATTGATCGGTGGAACACTTCCCATGGAATCCGGAATCAGAAGAATCCGTAGATACTGTTCCCGAGCGAAAGGAACAAATCGTGTTTTTCGTATCACGATCTCCCCACATTTGCTCGGCATTTCAGAAATGACAATGACATCCTCACCGTGTTTGATGAGTTTGTATGCATCCTGAAGGCTTGTTATTACTCGACGCATAATATACCCTCCTTTGATCATCTATATCTAGAATATATAAAAATAGAATATGAGAGTGGGGTAAACCCCACTCTCATATTTGTCGATTATGCATAGATTTCTTGTGTTTCATTATGAGATTCATTTACATCTGCATCGAGGAAGATGCACTGATTTCCACTGATGAGAATCTTTACAAGATCGGATGCTGCGTTTAATACCATCATGTCCGTTTCTGCAGATGTAATGATCTTCTCATCATATTCGAGGGATTCCAGATCAAAAACCATATTCTTTTCAATGGAAGACGCAATGATCTCTTTTGCTCTGGAGATCGCCTTTTCCCTTAGTTCGTCAACACCCTCGGGTTTTACATACTCCCAAAGATCAATTGTTTTAACAATGCCCATTCCTTCTGGTCCGTGAAGAACTTGAGCATATGTATCGCATACAGCGTTCTGAATCAAATCGAGAACGAGAATGCGCAATTTATCCGTTTTTCCAAGCTGCTTTGGATCATCAACAGTAGAAACGATCTTCTGGGAGATCTCATAAGCAGCATTGTAAATGGAAAGCTGACATCCTGGAACAACACCATATTTGATCGCAGAGCGTACACACTTAATGACATCTTCTACGGAGTCCCATGTGATCTTCTTCTGAAGAGAGGAATTTGCTCCGATGTAATAGATGTAATTATTCATCTGAAGCTGAGAAACGCGGAGATTCGCATCGTAGATTTTAGATGCATAGGACTGTTTTTCGTAATCGACTTGTGCTTTGATGTCTTCCAGTTCCTTCTTTGCCGCACGGAGGACATCTTGATAACGGGTATCCTCTTCAATTCCTTTTACTTTGAAGAGCGTACCATTCGTACAGGAAAGGAGAACGGATGTAGCAGTACCAAAGAGTCGATAGAATTTATGTTCTTCATTCTCCATGACATCTTCGACAAACTGATCATGAGATCCGGATTCAAATGCAAGGCGGATGTCTTTGATGGATTCCTGATTGATCACAGAGGTACGGAGAACGACAGCTAGATCTGTAAGCTGATGCTTTGCCAGCTTACCGGACGAATACTGACAAAGAACCATATTGAGTGACCGATATTTCTGATACTCATGATTCATGTACTGTTTGAGAGTCGTATTACATAGATATGCATCATAGAATGGTGCAAAGACAACGAGTTTCTTATTCTGTGCGCGCAAGACTTCATTGAGTGGAATCAGGAACTGCTCACATGTTTCCGATTCAATCTTGTGATCGAAGATTAGAATACATGGGTCTTTTTCTTCCACAGAGAGATCTTCATTCTTCACATATCCCTCATCGATGAGATTGGCATCAAAGTCAAATCCCCCAACAGGTACCACATAGGATTTGTTGGTAGGCGAGTCCTTCTGCTTGATCACCGGAGAAGAGTTCTCCTTATAGACATTTGCAATGTTTCGACTAATCTCGTCATTCCCATTTGAGGTTACATAGCAAATATGATAGATTGTTTCATCATCGGATGGATCAATTGGTTTTGCATACTGTGTTTTTACAACACCGTTAATTTCTCCAATCATTCGATCCCATGTATGGACAAACGTGCGAGGAAGACGATAAAGTGTTTCTAGGCTTCCTTTCATCTTCATGTAATGCTTATAGAGATTGGATGCAAATACAATTGCTGTTGTTGTGCCATCTCCAACAGTATTATTGAGTCTCGTACACGGTGCCTTCATCAAATTGTAGACCATCTTCTTATAGCGATTATGGAAGCGATAACTCTGGAAGATCGCATAACCGTCTTTGGTTGCTTCTGTGAGTGCACCGTCTAGAATCGTTGCGCTGCTCCCAAGAGGTCCTAATGACTTTGAAATATTTTCTGATACGGTGCTGAATACCTCTTTGGTCAACTCCTCGAATGCATCCTTGGGGATGATATTGATGTGCTTCTCATTGGAATACTCCATGAAATTCATAAAACTTCCTCCTTCAAATGGGATTGTTCACATGATTAAATATTTTGGTTTCGAACATCATAGTATATAATAAAATACAGAGGGATGTGTGATTGTTGCGAAAAGAGGATAAACTATACGAACAGTTGTTCGGTCATATTCCAAAAGACCCGTTGGAGCGAATTAAGTTCATCTTGGGAAAGAAAGTATCCAGCGAGAAATTCAATAAAGATATTCAGAAAGATGCCAATCGAATTAAAAAAATTCGCTGGAAGACGCTTGAATTCACATTGTGGAAAATCGTAAAACCATCTGCACGACCTCGCGCTAATACAACGAGAGGATACGTACATATGTATGTTCCTGGTGCTAAGGAGGCGGGAGATTGGTTTGAAGCGTATGCGAAAGAAAACAACCTTCCCACCAACATCAATACACCATGCAAACTTCATATTCGAATCTATGAGAAGACGCCTTCCTCATTCAGTATTAAAAAGAAGATTTTGGCGGAACTTGGATTGATTCGTCCATGGAAGAGAACCGGGGACGTTGATAACTATAGCAAAAGTGTAATGGACTTTATCCAACACGGTGTGTTATCAGATGATTGCTTGGTGACCGATCTCGACTCCCGAATCTATTACTCCATTCGTCCGCACGCTGATATCAAAATTACATATATGGAAAAATTTCCAGAAGTGAGTGGGTGATCAATATGATGGGATTGGATGTTGAACGAATGTTGGCGGTGGTCAACAACATCAAAGACGAAGCAGCGAAACAAATCAATACATTAGTACAGTGCGCAGATGATCGTATGGAAACAATCGATCATTCACATAACGTACATGTTGTCATTGACGGTGGACCACACGGGCATCCAGATGGATCGCATCATCATGATCACTGGTATACTGGTCATGGTCCAACCGGTGGCCAAGGAAAACAAAGTCACGTCAGTGATCAATTAACGTATCCTGTGGAGTATGGAGACGATTTACATCCATCCAATCCACACAAAAGCCCATCGATCATATACGAGCGAGAAAAGGTCGAACTCTCGATCGAATATGTTGGTAACTTGATCAGTATGGGCGTTGTCCTAGGATCTGATACACAGAAGATGAATCAGATTTCCAATGAAATGTATACCGACGTGAGTACATTCAATAACTCATATGGAAGTCCTTGGACAGAGATCAATATGCTGAAGCAAAAAATCGATGAAGTCGAACAGTATGCGACAGCAAATTCTGTATTACAATGGAAGGGTCAAAAGTTTGCTTTGGTAAATTTGTTGCAAGTTGTCGTTAGCTATGCACTAGATTGCAAGTTCTCTTTATCAATGAATCAAGATTTTGTCCAACGTGGATACGATCATGAATTCAATGGGGATGAAACGACAATTGCTTGGGAAGATTTCGATCATGGTGCTACTACTGGAAATCGGAACCAAAATACACCGGGTGCAACAAACTTGCGAAGAAAAAGTAGAGATCCTTTTTAAATAAGGGGGAGTTGACGTTGGGAAAATATTTATCGAAAAAAAAAATACCAAGAAGAGTATTGTTGGAGGAATTCACTATACCCCGATTATACAAGTAATCTAGTAATTGAGAATAATCAGATAAAGCTATCTGATAAAATTATCCCATCTAGCTTGAGATCTTATATGAAATTTCCTTATATTGACGATACCAATCGTGTTGGAATAAGAGATATTGAACAAATGATACGGGCTGCAACCGTTCATGATTGTCCTGGTCAAGAAATTTCTGTTCCAGGAGTAATACATGAATCTAGATCGATTCAACTAAAGTCTATTATTGAGCAATGGTTCTCTGAAAATGGTGTCCCATATAGAGGGGATGCTAATACACATATTATATATTTTGCACCACAAGATTATTTTGACCCAAACAAAAATATCGTTGATAAAGTTCAAGATGAAATCATTGATTTCGATTACTCCAAAGATTATATAATCTATCGTAGCTATCAATATTATAATTCACTACGTGTATACCTATCGAATGAGAATAACTTTTACTGGGGAAAGATGTATGCGATATCGATATATAATAATGATATCGAACGATGTGATGGATTTGAATTTGAAATTAAATCAATTCAAGATGAATCAATGCGGAATTATTATTTTAACGAAGCTCATATAGTTAATATCACTCGAAGCGAAAACATTGAAGTCGTATTTAATATCGGTTCACTTGGAAAAATACGTGTTACCGAAACAAACAAACAATACATAACGAATGATAGTATGAGAATCAACGTATATTGTAAAACTGCTGTTGGAGATATCTATTTTTATTCTAAGAATAATACTCTCAGTTACGTAAAAAATGGAGTAAGTATAAATTCGTTTATCGTGAAGGAAGTTATCCCAAATAATGGAGAATTCTGTATACCAGAATCTTATACAACGTTCTTTTCTCCTAACGATCCATCAACGGATGTATATGTATATAACTACACTGATGCAAAATCTTCTGGATTATTTCCTAATATAGATTCTATGGAAGCTGGAAAGGTATATCCAATATAAAAAAGATGTGAGGGGGAATTCCCCCTCACATCCATTTCCTTTTATTTTGGAACAAGTTTCGTCAGGGTTGCAAATTTCATCATATGATCAATACTTTCCCAATATGAATTGACTTGTTCTTGTGTTAGTCCCATGAGCCATCGGTCGAAATCCCAGCCATCGTTATCTTCACCATATACTCCATGGTAGCGAGAAACAAGTTCTTGAAACACAATGAAATCATAGAGTTTATGACCATCATAAGCCCAAGACATAAAATTTCTTACAAATTTCCACATCGGCAGACCCTTATCATATGCCTTAAGACGTTGATAGTAGCACTCAGCAATTTCAATTGCTTCATCGAAGGAAAGTTTTTCCTTTAGTGAGCCATCTTCATAGCACTTCTTTAAGGTAGCGAGTCGTGTTAGTAGCATTACTTATCATCCTTTGCTTCCGCCATCATGATGATCTTTAACATGCGTGTGAAATCTGTATAGTATGAGCGTTCGATCAAATTGTAGTTCTCACGCAATCCACAGACAAACCGCACAAAGAGAGATTCGATCGAGGCATTCTTCGGAATACCATTCTCTGTCATGAGAAGTTTATTTCTCGTTTCTGCGACCTCTGCATGAAGGATGCCTAGGAATAGAGCCGCAAGCTCAATGACAAATGCACCACCAAAATATGTCATCAGAGGATACTTGTGATTTCCAATCGTTTCATTCAAAACCCAACGACGTTCGTCTTCTAACTCCCTGGAGTACAAGACGATATCTTTGATGCGAACTACACGATCACGTACGGATGCAAGGGCATTTCGATTCGCATCATCGAGCTCCATATCAAATTCTCCTCCACGAATCATATGACGAATTCGTGACCGCCCCATATAGAGTAAATCTGTAACACTCTCATTTTCAATGAATCCGTCCTGGAGCAAAAATCCATACAACCACTTCGCATCATGTGCTTTATCCATTACGCTTGCCATCTCAATATCCTCCTTCTTCGTTAGAGCCGGCTGTGATAATTCTTTGAGTTTACGGAAGACTTGCTTCTCAAATTCAGGGGTATATGGGTCGTTTTCAATCTCGTCGTTATCAATTGATAACATTTCTTCAGCCTGTTCTCTGATATGACTCATCAGGTTGAATGAACATTTCTCGACCATATCCTCATCATCAGTAGGACTCAGATCAAACAATGTACAAATCATGTTCTGATCGAATTTATCATTCTCCGATGATGGAAGTGGTATGAATTGCACCTCCTCATTTCCAGGATTATAGATGATTACATCATCCATGGTTACCCATGTAGTGACAGATTTGCAGAGACCTTTTTTGATATCAACTTCAAATGGTCTCCCGGATACAAATTCTTCCAACGTTGGAAATGTTTTTGGGATCTCCTTGAGAAATTTGCAGAACTCCAACAGATGAGCTTTAATGAATTCCCTTGAGTTCGCGTGATGATTTTTATTGAGGATATATCCAAGTTCTATAGCAAAATCATCTTCTGACTTGATATTCATTCCAGAAGAGAAGATCTTATCACAACCATCGTCTCCAGTCATCCAATAATCATAAGAAGTGTATTCATCCACACGAATAAATTTGAAGTGCTCTGACCTTACTTTTCTAGACCCGTCATTCATCATATTTTCCTCCTCTTCACTCTTGATTGGAGTTGTCGGTTCTTCCGTAACAAACACGTAGTTACGGAAATCTAAAATGAGCTTGTGTAACTCAATCGAACAATAATCAACAACACCATTTCCAACGCGATCATTTAATCCAAATATAACGCGGATTGTACTCCGATCGATCTGATCATAATCTCGTGGCATTGGAACAATGCGCGCCTCATTCTCTCCTTCACCGTATATGAGAACCTCATCATCCCCAATGAGCCACACATGGATGGTTTGTAGACTATAGCGATCTCCATAATCAAAGCTTCTTCCGATCTCAGTATCTTCCGAGAACGTTCTTTCAGAAAGATCTACCAAAAACCCACAAAACTCGTTTAGATGTTCTTTGAGGAATGGTCGTTGTGTATGTATACCAGCAGGTGATTTAAAGGAGTGCCAAAGACTATTAGCAAACACTAGATCGTTTAACAATTCATCTTTATTATGAAATGTAAACATTCTTTCGGTTTCATCCCCATCATGCATCAATAATCCATATCGATATCGTGTTGTTTCGTCAACATTAAGGAACGTGTCTTCTCGAAATGAAAAATGCTCTGAGATAAGTAATGTTGCCATATCTTATTTCTCCTTTTCGTTAATTATATCATTATATACTTTCGACACAAATATGCTCGGTGCATATGACATTAAGTATTCAACATATAGGTGAAACTCTTTGCAGAAGAATGTGAATGCTTTGCGGATCTCCTCTTTGTTGCGAGAAAATGTCGGAAAGCCTATAGGTATCTTCACATCACCATATCGTTCTTTCTTACGTATACGATCATTTGTCATCAGAATAAACCAGTCTGCAAATTGCATCACAGTTCCTTTATTCAGAACAGCATCAGTAGAATGATTATGTAGATATTTCTGATAACAACGACTAATTTCGTTGATGGAGGATTCATATATTTCTTCGTCATATTGTATATTACGTGATGGGTTTGTACAAGCATCAATATAATATATGAGATCCTCCGTGATCATCCTCTCATTGAAATAATGTCGAACAATCGAGTTTTTAAATGTTCCATGATAGTAGTATCGACATTCTCTCATATGATGCACCATCTCTGGATACATGATATCTTCAATACTATCCTCATTATATCTGTGAACTGTTAACAAGAAGGTCCCAGGTGCCACAAACAAATGATGATTTAGATAGAAATCAAATGTAAGCGGATATTGAACAATTATGTGTTTCGGTTCAACAACATGACGAAACCCTAATTGAATTGGAGCATGTCGTTGAATGGTTGAAATAACCTCTCCAAGTTCACATAACATATTGATGATTTCATTCATACTGAAACCATTCAATGCTTGCCCTATTCCATCATAGAATTTGCTGCGTGAATCGATACGAATAAAATGAGATGTCTGTTCAACAGACATCTCATTTATTATGTGTAATTCAATTGAATTCACAGTATCGTCGATATTACATTCAGTAGTAATTCTAAAGTGTTGTCCACGAAACAATTCAACTATATTCATTTCACTTTTCTCCAAACTTTCTTCCTCTGAGTGCCAACTTAAGCTCCATTTCCTCCCTATTTTTCATAACCTTTTCTGCAGCGTCATGTCCATTCAGTAAAGCAAGTACTGAAAATACAAAGTAAAGCGGATGACGCTTTACTATTATCTCAATGAGTCCACTCAGAGCGATGAGGAATCGACGGAATCGATCCAGCGTCGTTGCAAACGGCTCATGGTCAAGCATAATCGCCTTGTAGCTTACGGGTGCCCAATGTTTAAAGAATGCGCTATCCACAATCATGCATAACACGTATAGATCAGCGAGCTTGATCAGCATTGCAGGACTTGTGGAATAGACTTGATGTACTTTACTGAAGGAGTCCATATATTTTGCGCGACCAAACATAGCGATTGGGGATTTCTCACATAATACTTCATATGTGGGGCGGAAGAAATATACTTCATCCGATTCAACCTCTCTAGCAGGTATATTTGGAGAAAGAAGTTTACTCATACTCTCAATATATTCCATCAGAGCATCATTGATATCTTTCGGATCAATCAATCCACAAAATTCAACGGGTGGTTGAAAGAAGATTGATTTCCCCAAGGAGTAATCAATCTTTTTCGAAATAATCTCATAAATCTCTTCTGATGCTTTTGATTCTCCATAGTATTTGAGAAAATCTTCATATGGTTCATATTTGTATACTGGGAGATCTTCCTCACTTTTTGGTGCGCGGTCAAAAACACACAATTTTCCTTCTTTCGTGTATTGGAAGTATCCGTGCGATGAACCATTTGAAGAAATGCGTGCGATACCAATGAAGTTGTTTCCGACATGACGCACTTTATAAATGGCATGTTCAGATACCACGTCGTATTCCTCGGCACCTTTCAATTGATCCCCCAATAGGATTTCAATATGCATCATCGTATCAACAATGTCTCTTATTCCCATCCCAAGATAAATTTTACGATGATCTTTTTTGTTGAGAAACTCGATTATTTTTCTAGTGTAGGTATCGAATGAATAGCTGGTGGATCGGTCAAATCTGAGTTCATCTTCATCAGTGCGATACTGCACATAAATACAACTTTCATCCATACGAACGGTGATTGGAGACTTTTTAGACGTGTTTTCGATGGTAATCATTTTAATAACCTCCTAGAAAGACATTCATATATTCTCTTTAAGAAGAATATATCATTGAGGTGATGTTATGGCACGCTTATTTTGTTTCGGAGATCTCCACATTGGGAGTATCAAAGATACAAATTATATTTATTCCGTCACTACGGAAATTTTTGACAAAGAGCTCCAATATCAGAAAACAGATGCTGTTATGATTCTAGGTGATTATTTTCATCGTCTATTGAAGGTCAATGAAAATTATACGTTACTAGCAATGGATATCATGAGCTATCTTGTGACTATTTGTAAAAAGAATAAAATTAAAGTACGAATCATATATGGTACAGAGTCTCATGATTCTGGTCAATATATTCTTTTCAAAGACTATCAAAAACAGTTGGATTTCAAAGTAATTTATACCGTGACCGAGGAAGAACTATTCCCAGGGGTGAACGTATTATATATCCCTGAGGAGTATATATATTCTAAAGAGGAGCATTATAAAGATTACCTATATTCTGGGAAACATTATGACTATATCTTTGGGCACGGCGTGATTGTCGAAGGAATGCCGATGGTACAATTCTCCAAACAATCATCAGAAGAGAAGCATGTCCCATATTTTAAATCTGGTGAGCTTGCAAAAGTTTCGAAGATCTGTCTATTCAATCATTATCACATTCATATGGATCTTGGAGATGGGGTCTATTACATCGGATCGCTGTTTCGAGATTCTTTTGGAGAAGAGGAGGCAAAAGTCTATGCCAATATTACCGGACCCAACGTCACCTTCGTCGAGAATGAAGCAGCATACCTATTCAAAACATATGAATTCGACCAAGGAGCTGATTTATATCGATCCAAGGAAAGGCTTCTGGATACCATTAAGCAGATTAAGTCAGAACACGCAGACATCTTCTCGGGGGAACGTTATGGTCGTATTCGTCTGAAGTTCAATCTTCCACATGATATTGATGACTCATTTAAGGAGAATCTACGAAACATTCTCATCAATGATAAAAATATTTCAATTCTATTAAAGGAATCGAACATCGATCTCGATGAAATCAAGGAGACGTTGGAAACCGAATACGATTTCATCTTAGACGCATCCTTAGATATCACAGATAAAATTCATCAATACATTCAGAAAAAGTATGATGTTGAATTAACGATGGATGAATTGATTCATTACATCAAAGATGATTTCAAAGTTTAGGAGGATACCATGGATAACCAGATTCATGTCAGTAAGATTGATCTTATTAAGAAAATAAATCGGAGCATCATATTAACTCCAGCGGAAAAAGATGTGTTGATAGACCGGCTCCATCATATGGACGGATCTTGTCGCGGAATTGAATTATTGGTGTGGATGATCAGCGTTGAATTTTCATCCTGCATCGAAGCATGGGAAATATATCATAAACGAACCGGTCTTTTCAAATACCTTGAAACCCTCCTCTGTGGAAATCCGCGGTGGGATAATTGGTCGTGGGGATTCAATGCATGGAGACTCAATCCAGACATTGTTACAACACCAAAATTAAAGAATGTTATAGAGCTCATTCGAGTCCTGCGATTGGATCAGGTGTATACCTTCTATGTATATCACATGGGGTGTGTCACCAAATTAACGGATGAACCCGTTACATCTTATCATGAGAAACATGTACTCGATATTTGTAATGTTGAGAACGAGCCACATCAATTTGGAATTCTATTGAATTGATAATAAAAAAGAGGTGGGGACTCTCCCCACCTCCAATTCTTTTTATAGTTTTGCAAGGAATTGATCTTCGAGTGCAATAATATTGTCGATCACGATCTTCTTCTGCTCTTCCGACATCTTGTTACGGATGACCCGATCAAGAGCAAATACCATACAAGCGATCTTGTTTCGATCCGGATTCTCTTTATTATTGATATCCATATAGACAATCATGCTCATGAAATACATAAGCAACATGTTGTCGCACTTATGGTATTTTTCTTCTAGGAATCGTGTTTCAAAATGTGAGATCTCTAGAATGAATTTCTGAGAAATCTTCATCTGCTTCAGTTTATCGCGAGTTCGTTGAATCCAATAGGATACCTTATGTTCATTCTTGTAGTTGCTGAGGATACGCTCCATAGTCTTCTCATCGATCGAATCACGGAGGAAACCGAGCGTCTTACGATTGATATAGAGATCGATGGACTTCTGCATCATTTCTTTCTTTTCAAGATCTTCCTCTTTCTCCATTGCTTCACGAAGAGTCTGAAGAGCCATCTCCTCTTTTTCCTCCATGATGGTCATATAGGAGTCTTGAATATCTCCATATTCGCGAAGTGCTTTGAGCCAGCCATAGAAATCGCGGAAGCAGTCTTTGATGCGAGAAAGTGTGACGCCATGTTCAACACCGATGATCTTATGTTCTTCGCCGAAGATGCGAACGACGTCTTCTTCTGTCAGAGCATCAAGACCATTGGAAGGGTCCCAATTCTCACGTTCTTCCTCGGTTGCACCTTCGGTAAGAGGAACGAGGTGATTGGAATTGAATGCCATCAATTCTTTCATGTGAGAATCCTTTAGCTCGAACTCGCTTTCAGAAGCATGCCACATGGATTCGAGAATTCCGACCATATCTTTGACTTGCTTGAGAAGTGCGATAATGTTCTTCTCAGCCATCTCTGAGGTCATATTCTCTTCTGTAATTTCGACACGCTCTTCTTCGTCTGTAGCGCCATCAATTACTTCATCTTCATTGGTATCAATAGTTTCACCTTCAAATGATTCTACGAGTTCCTCCATAGACTCATCCATCTTTTCTTCCAATACATCCTTCTTCTCATTAATAGCCATTATACATTCTCCTCCATAATTGTTTTATGCACCGAATCTTTGACCAATAGAATCGTCATCTCAATGATATAGGATTCAATGAATTCACGATTGAACATCGCATCATCCCACATCACATTGTCCAGATTCAGACTCCTGTGTGTAGTTTCTGCAATGTCACGAATCAAATTCTTGATCATCGATTCGGTAATCTTATTCATATCATTCATTTCACGGAAGTTGCGATACTTAATGATTGCAACCTGTGCAACGATGGTACGAATGAGTTCCAGAATTTGTGTGGAATACTCCGTTGTCTTATTTCGATTCTCAAATGTGATTCGATGAAATTCAGTCTCATTTTTCAAGTATGTCTGCTTCAGAAGAGTATATCTCGCAATTGATATTACGAGAAATATTAGACTGAGAATCAACAGACCTGTCAAAATTGGGTGTACATCAATCATACAAACATCATCCTTTCAAACATTATCATTGAAACACTTCAAGGTTATTCTTGAATAGGTTAATGATATTGTCCGTGAGATGCTTCCGTTTGAATGGAAGATTGTCTAAGATATAAGACCACGCTTCCTCGAAATCAACGATATCATCTGGATGATCTTTGCGATAACGCTTATACATCTTTTTGAGTTTCTTGAGATAATACATCTCCGTGATGGAACAAAAGATGATTCGATTCTTTACCCGATGTGCAACGATTTCAGTATCGTGTTCAGGTTCTCCAATATATTCGTCTTCATTGATGATCGTTTCTGCTTTGACTCCAAGTGATTTAAATAAAACTTGGAAAATCTCAGCGGTTCTAGATGTAAAATCATTTGGAATATCATATGTTCCAGAATCAGAGACAACGCTTTCATACATAAATTTACGCCCATCAATGGATGAACGATAGAGTGCTGTGATCAGTGCAAAGTCTGTCGGAGATGTGATGATCTGGAATACCGGAGATTCGTACTCACCAAATCTACATTATCTTCACAAGTATTCGTTACATACTTGCCGTACTATAATAGTACTGCTATACATTTCTATATAGATGAGACTATATCTTACATTCTTACGAATGTCTCTTCACTTCCATATCACTTGATATGTACTCCCATACGGGATAGTCGTTGAACAAAACATCACTTATATTTTCTTCTCAGATCATTTAGATACTGAAAAGATGATTTATCGTATGGAAGATTTAATGCTGATATTATTTGCTTATTATTCATTCCAGCAACAATAAATTCCGATGCTTGTTCGGTATATTTTTCTTTTCTTTCTCGTATTAAAGATTTTGGAATATTATAAGATTTTGATATATTTTCCCAAATATTATCTCTAACAATTCCACCAATTGTTCCAACAGAAACTCCGGTGAGTGCTGAGATCATATTATAATTCAACGATCTGTCTTCCAACAATTTACAGACATTTTTTATCTGTGTTTCAGAATACCTATTATTTGGATTACTTTCTCCAAAATTATCCAATAGACCAGTTTTCATTGCGTGTTGAACGTTCTCTTCACGGGTAACCCATTCCAAATTCTCTACCCGATTATCAGTTTTGATACCATTAATATGATTGACTTGCGGTTTATTTTCTGGATTTGGAATGAATGCTTGCGCAACTAGGCGATGAATATTCTTTGTTATACTAGATCCATTTTCATGTAATCCTATACTCAAATAACCGGTCTCTTTGTGTTGGTATGGTTTTATATAGCTTTTGGTAATTTCGCTATATATTCTACCAAAAGATGATACTTTATAATTTTTATTCAACTCCACTTCTTTCCATTGTTCTTCCATTATAGTTATCCTCCTTTCCAATTTATTAGTGATGCGTTTGTTGCTGATTACCTTTATACGGCTTCCAGCAGTTCAAAGAGTTTTACACCGACAAGATTTTGATTTATCGGTGTTTGGCTGGCCCAGTGCTTTCCAACTTTATTTTCATGGGATTTTTCCGGCAATGATTCATCCGATATTGCACCGGCAGATCGTGCCGAAAAGCCTTTCTCGCCAGATTGTTTCAATATCATCATGTACTGATATCCGATGAAGTCTTCTCCAATATAAATGTCTCTTCCCCACTTTGGTTTTGGGACAAAGATATGGTATGGTTTAATGATATCCGCATACTTCTTATGTACAGCAATGATGTTATCGCGAACATTGAATTTTTCATCAAAGGATTCCCAACGAAGACGAATTCCTTTTGCTATCGATTCCTCGATAAACTCTTTCTTTTCTCGATCACTCAATTCTTTGTAAATCGCATCAAGTTCTTTTGCATACTTTTTATTCAATAACGATAGAACGTCAAACATGAAGTCGTGTTGTTCTTTCACACTTGATAGTGTTTTCATGTGTTCTTGCGTTTGTTCCAGTATGCATGTGATGCTTGGTTCAAATAGAGCCATTGGTATCGTTCGGTTAATAATTGCCAATGGATTTGTAATTAACTCAACACGCTTTTGTTCTCCTTTTGGATGTACAACGCCATATTGATCTTTATAAACTTCCGTGGTCAAAAATGGCATGTCCTCATCTTTCCAAATACTCGAAACGACGGTTTTATCATTTCCTTAACTACATTTCACAATGTAGATGAGACTATATCTTCACTCTTATCCGAATAAATAAGAGGCTAAGCTTATCCATACGATCTGTATGTACTCCATTACGGATAGTCGTTGAACAGTAATACTCATACGAGTATTTTATGCTGCTGATTATCTACTTGAGACTTCCCAGCAATTAACTTAGTTTATAGCGGGCTAAACTCCTCTTCGTCCCGCTTCTGCCGACAATTTTACGCCCGATCTTGATTGGATCTTTTCGACACAAAAGAATTTCCACCATCATATTGGAGAATGTGTTATCGTTAAATGCCCAAATAGATTCTTTATCAAGATAATCCATTGCTTTTCGCATCCAGCGATTAATATCCCTGCTAATGAATTTTGCTCCGCTGTTTACGATCTTCTTACACGCCTTGTAGACAGCCGTATAGAACCATCTTAGATCGTTATAATACTCAACAAGTTGTCGATTGGCTTTGTTTGCTTTGATATCTGGATTATTGCAATAAATATTGATATCGATGACTTCACCATCTGCATAGAAAACTTGATCGGCTTGAAGATTGATGGTACTCAACGAGGAATCACGCATATCGGAAAACATGCGTGATTCTTTCACGTTCCTGGTCGCGCACAAGATACCCGAGTCAATGGTATCACCGATGTTTGGTAATCCACGATATTCATTATCGTCTCCATAGAGATTCAATAGGATCGTGTTCTCTCCGATCGGTATAGTCTTACTCGTGACATGATTCATGATACCACGTTTCGCAAAGGATTCTGATACGATGATTGCATCATCCTGTACCATCGGATGCGTTCCGAAAAGAATGCGTCCATTGATCCCAACTCCAGTATTACCATATTCGTCGTAAGATGTTGATGCTAAAATCGTTGTATTCGGTGGAATGATATCTCCTACTTCACAAGCATCGATGTACTCATTGTTGTAATAGAATCCAAAGTCTTCCGTTAGATTCTCAACCTCTTTGCGCTCTTTTACATAGTATGCGTCAAGATCTTTATAATATAGAAAATAGAGAGCAGAACGTACTTTTCCTTTGAGACGGTCATCATACTTCTTACATATGGCAACCACTTCACACGGATACCCCTTAGTACGCTCATAGAAGGACGAGTTCTCTCCGGCAACGTTTTCTTTCCCATCATAGATATAGGGGAATTCTGGATCATCAATTGTTAAGTGTTGTACCTGGTGCTTGATGTTCATCGTGGCGCGCATAATATTATTTGCGCCTGGGAAGTCACCTTGTCCAACAAGAGCTAATTTCTTTTGTCCAGTAAGCTCTTTCTTCCTTTCTTTGAGACTTGGAATAATGCTAAATTTTTCCGCCATAATTGTCCTCCTCCACATAAAGGGGATAATTGATTAGAAACTTCGTTCCTTAAAAAATATATAAATACAAAAAAGAAACGGCAGAATTTCTGCCGCCTCAACCGAGCTGATCTTAGATGATGCCTGCAACTCGCAGAGCATTCCAAACAGCGAAGGGAACTACCTCGCAATCCTCCTCCAAGAGGAACTCACGTCCCCATCCCCATTGGCTAGCTCCATCAATGACGGGAACGATGTTGACACTCCCGTCGTTGCGGATGACATTCCAGATTGGATCGCCGTTGTAGCCATGTACGTTGAACTGACGTCCCGTGTTGTACACGTGGATCAGTTCACGCCCATCATTCTTATACACCCCGTAGGAATCCACGGGAAGCTTATTCACGGCATCAAACATATCCTTCATCGTCTTCATTATCATCTACCCCCTAAATTATAGAAACAATTGAGATACGATTCTCTGTATCTCATAATTAGAATATATAGGAAAGGATGTAGAAGATATAATTAAAAAGAAAGGAGGAAATAACTTGATCCAAAATTCACATACGATAGCAAATACATCAAACCCCGATGCAAATAAACAATATTATTCATTTGAGAGGAATCCAGGAGCAGAGTATGGTGACCATATTCTGAATACCGCCGCACTATGCAATACATCTGCGTCACATACATATGGTAACGTATTATCTGTTATCGAGAAATATATCATAGATTTATTTCCGAAGAATCTCTTCAAAACGATTACGGCAAGCACGACACTTGCAAATCGTCAAGTAACCCATTTACCAAAGCAACTACATAAACGAGAGATGCCGATGATGGTGTTGATTCCACGTATTATGTTCGGGCAAGATGATAACCGATTCCTTGCACATACGTTAATCAACTCACGTATGACGGATACGCATGCAATATGGGGAGAAGGATCGTTGATCCCGTTAGCAAAAGATAGTCGAAAAAAAGTATATGTACATGGACACTACAATCGAGCTGTCATGTATGTCGATGTCATTCTAACCTTCAATACCTATGCAGAACAGATCTCATATATGAGTTATATCCATAATATGGTTCCGATCGGACATAATCAATTTATTCGTGCTCCATTGGAATTATATATACCGGAAGAGTTCTGTCAACTCATTGGACATGTTGCTCATATTCCAGTAAAAGAGAATGATTCCGTCTATAAATATTTAACCTACATGAATTCCATCTGGTATCATCCGATTACCTATAAACTGAAGGGTGGATCCAATTCGGATGAATTCTTCATGTATTACATTGCGGATATCGACGCATTATTTCAAGAACCGCAAGCGGGCCCTGGAATTAAAGATGGTCAGATCCGAAGAGCATTTGATATCACATTCACGGTGCGCTGTGAATTTAATACCATAGGATATTTCGCACTCAATAGTCCAACCTTCCAGAAACCAATTCACATCAATTCAGATCCAAATACAGTCATTGAAACCATCTATTCGGACGTAATAAATTTACAAGATTTCGACTTGCCGGTCGGTTGGAGTATTCTAGGATGGCCCATTTTCAAGCTGGGACCAAAAGAGAAAAAGGTCTCCATTGATAATATTTTGAACGAATCATTACGACGTGTGATCAATCACCATTTGGAGTTCGGAATTCCGATGGAACGCTTCATCCAAATTCAATTTCGTGAGAATGGTGAAATCATCCAGGATGAAATGTATTATATTGACTGGAGAAATCGTGAGATCGTATTAACCAATCCGGACCCACATCGAACGTATCGCTTAATCATCACCGTATCCCATGAATATATCAATAATTTAGTCAAAGAATTGTATGGGCTCGAGTGATGAACACTGTGATAAAGCTTATTGTGGAAATAACACGATATTTTTAAGTTAAGGAGAGATAACCATGAGTATGTTTGACATTGACGAACTTCTGAAGGATAACTCCAAGCCCGTATCTGAAACTGCCTGGCTTGGGGATATCGACATTATGGAAGGCGCGCTGAGTAATTTCAATCTGGACATCGATCAGATTATGGAGAGCGGGCTTGGAGAAATCGGGGAAAAACCATCTGGTCATCTATATGATGCAAATTCTATTTCAGTTCCGAATAAGAAAGAGATCGATGTACAGACCTACAATGATGCATTGAATCGACTACAAGATAGTTTCAATGAAACCGTTAAATTCATGAAGAACGTATCAATCAACTATAACATTGTTGAGCACACAACGGATGATCTTGCACAAGATTTTTTTACAGATCGGGCCGTTTTTGAATCCTATTGCAATGGACCGTACTTCGAGAAAGTCAATGCTGCAAACAAATATGAAATCAAGGAGATTGCGAAGAGAATTCGAAGCCGACTCCTTGACGAAGCACATGACATGAAGGGGCTCGGTGCAACAATCACCCATAAGCTCAGACTATTACATGACATCATCCATTCGATCAACCCATTTGTTGCAATCATCAATATCATCAAATATTGGTCAGGTATGTGGGTTATTGACCCAATTCTTATTTCGAAATTTAATAATAGTCGTTTGAGACTGTATGCATGGCAGACCGTTTGTTATCTATATGGACGGTCTTATACGCTTGCCGAAGTAAAGAAAAAGATGAACAACGAATTTTCGGATATATTGGGTGAGAAATACGAAATTGAAATCATTAAGATGAAATTCTTCTTCCCGACCGTTCGTGGAAAAGATGCGCTCAGTGACTATGAGAAGAGCGATACCGCAAATGTTTTCAACAACTACCTTCTCATCATTAATGAAAAGGGAACATCTGTTTCAAATCGAGAAGAGACAATTCATCTCCAAGGTGAGCAGGCAGCAAAATATGCAACCGCTCTTAAGATGACAGAGGACATCGAGCCAAAGTCTGAATCGTCCATCAAGGCCGGATTCAATAAACTCATTGAGAAGCTCAAATCGAAGTTCTCAAAGAAGAACTCGGATGAAGAATAATTTCTGAGATAGGAGGCTATTCGCTATGCTGAAAATTCAGGTACTTGGATCTGGCATGATTCCACGACTAAATGTAATTGCTCCAAGGAAAGAGCCGTTCATGGCAGATCTCAACTGGATCACCCTGATTCTATCAACACCAGGTCTTGAAATCAATTACATCAATCCAATGGATAATTCTATCCACGGACTCGACCGAACAAACTTCCGCGAAGTTTATGAGAAGTTCGAGAATATCGATTATGATCATTCAAAGAAGCTTGATCTTCCTGAGGAACCTCAACAGGCTCCAGTAGTTCCGGAAGAGAAGTTTGAATCGGCTGCTCCAGATACCGTACGAGCGCAAGAGTCAGGAATGGTTGATGAGAAGACTGAAGAGTTTTCAATGCAACCTATCATCGAACCTGAGAAGAATGAAGAGGTTGTTGAAGAAAAAGAAGATGAGTTTGAAATGGCTCCCATTTCTAATGAGTCAAACAATCAGAACTACAATAATGGTGGTAAAAAGAAGAACAAGCATAATCGCTGAACAACATAGGGTGGAGGGAATTCCCTCCACCCTATTTTTATCGTTTATATATTTTTACTAGACTTATAACAATTTCCATCGATTGGAATTACGGGAGGAATTGTGCGGATGTATAGCTTGCCAACGATACGAACAGTTGCCGATTGTGAGCGGGAGTTCCCAGATGTCATCGTTTTCAGTAAACTAAACACGTATAAGAAGTTTGATGAGATTTATTACAAGATTTACTATGCGTGTTGCGCCGCATATGAAATTCCAGAATGTATCGGGTACAAGATTCGATTCAAGTTCTATCCATCGGATAGTGAAACGTATCAGCTTTCCATGCCAAAGATGTTGATGAACATGAATGCATGGAGACCAATCATTGAACTCAATACATTGGAAAAGTATTATAACAAACCAATCGAAGTGCTGGATGAAAGCTACATCGTTGGAATCATGATGAGTGATTCACTTCGATTGGGATTGGAAACCAAAGTCCTCCATCAATTAACAGAGTATGGTATTTCATTTGAACGTTCCTCCGAATTGATCAAGATTGTTGTGGAACGCTATCAGGAGCTCTCCATGGAATTTGCTTTATTGGATAAGGCATGTATTATGACCCTGGAGAGCGTATTCATCAACGACTATATGAAGTCGGAAAAGATCCGGGAACTCAACAATTTGAAGATTCCGCAATCATTACAAACAGCAGACGTTGAGAAACTATTACAAGATAAAACCAAAGAACTGATTGACGAGTTTGCCGTAACAAAGAATCCAATCTGGTATATATCCAAAGCAGGAAGCCACATCAAACCAAAACAAGTACAAGAACTCTTCATTTCATATGGACAAATCCCAGACATCTCTGGACTGGTTATTCCATATACGATGCAGGGAAATGGGTTCTCCACAGGGTATGTGGACCCAATCACATATTATATCGCAGCAACTGGTGCTCGTTTATCTGCGATCATGAATAAGGAGCATATGGGGGAAGCTGGGTATCTTGCCCGTAACATGATTCTTATCAGTCGTACATTGGAGTTGTCAAAAACAGTATATGATTGTGGCACAAAACATTTGCTCCATTTGTATGTTCGTGACGGGAATTTCCTTCATCGATTGGAGAATAAGTGGGGAACATTGAACCTTGGCGATGATCTTGAACTAATTCATTACAACACACATCGTCACTGGATTGGGAAATGGATATGGATACGCTCCGTCGTAACATGTGCTTGTGGAGACGAATGTTGCCACGTATGCTATGGTGCAGACTCACATCTGGTCATGAATATGCCTGGTATGGCAACATTCAATACGGAAGTGTATTCCGAGCCAGTATCCCAGAATATTCTCTCAACCAAACACCTTCTCTTTACGAAAGCGAATAAGTTGTCATTCAATGATCGCTTCGAAGTGTATTTCAAATTCAATGCGGGCGATATCTATATCAAAGATCGCGATGAATTTGATAAAAATATTCGTATCGATCATCTCTCCATTCGCATTCCCGAGGAGAATGTTATTCAAATCAATCAGAATGACATGATGGAATATAATACGTTCGGGAATCATATCAACTCACCGTTCTACATCTATGATGCAAAGAATAAAAGTTATGATGAAATTGAAATCGGGAACTATGAATCAATGTTTGTGGATGCCAACTCCATGAAACATTTCAAGAAAGTCATCGATAAGAAGAATGGTCGGACGTATTATGATATTACGATTGATTCACTATCAAGTGAATTGGATGGACGTCTTACTTCTGTTGAAATTAAGAACAATGGGTTGACCGATACCCTCTATGGGATCATGGATCTCGTCAATAAAGAAGCATCGAAATATGAGGATTATAATATTCTTGCACAACGCTTCTTAGAGATGTTGATGGATGCAAATATCAAGTGTCGTCATGTACAGGGAGAAATTTTGATCAACCGATTGATTCGCGACGCAGAAGACGTGTATCATCGTCCCGACTTCCATAAATTTAAACTCCCACCTTATAAAATTCTTAATCTAAATCAAGCATTGTTAAATATGAAAGCACCAACGGTTGGATTGTCATATCAGGAAGTCAAACGACAAATTTCCAATGACGCGATCTATGAAGAGAAGGACGGATCGTCCTATCTTGATCCATTATATGCAACGAAAGTGAAGGCAGATCGATTGAAAGAGTTGGCTACCATTGTCCAACGGAAGAAAGAGGAAAGGATGAAACGCATTGAGCAAAATCGTGGATGACCTCACCAATACCCTAAAACAAATGCTGGAGGAAGCAAATAAGGCCGCAGAAGGAAAG